ATTGCCGGTCATCCTATCGATATATTCCTGCGGTGACCGCATGACATCGATATAACCGAAAGCAGCAGGACTGCCCTTCTCTTCAAACAGCGGATCGAGTACAAATGGATATTTCCCATGTGCATAGAATCCGTCTGCGTATCTCGGATCGTTCTCGCTGGCAAACAGGATGTTATCATCCACCCACTGCACATAATGCAGGATATCGCCGGAACCGCGATTGACTTTGTAATACCAGTCTACCACCACGCTCTTATGCGATGTATCGACATGATCATCATAGCGGTATTGTTTCTGTGACAGACCGCTCTCACGAAGTTTTCCCTTCAGTTCGGGATGCTCTGCTTCCAGCACATCATTATCCTTCAGCGTCAGGAAAAATACGTTCTTGCTGTCCTGGATCCGCTGTACCCCAGGCTCCCAATAGAAGTTCAGCATATCTATAGCTCGGATATCGATATCACCGATGCCGTTTTCAAGTTTCGGATTCCAGAATATACCATAGTTGGCACAGCCGTTCTTCAGCTTATCCCACCAGTTAGATGAATAAGTTGCTTCAAACTTGCAGTTGTCAAAGACCACAGGAAGAACCGATGACAGCATCTTCGCCACATCTTCGTCATCCTTTGCTCTCGGAAGGACCGCAGGCATCGGGAAGTTGTCCATTGCGTCAGCATGCTTATTCATGATGGAGTTGAACAGCCACGCTGACACCGGCTTCTCATTATATGCCTGCCGCTTGTCCTCTACCCGTTTGTCAGCTCCCCAGCCATGCTTGAAGTTTCTCCAGTGCTGCAGCTTCCACCAGTCTTCATTCTCGATGATCCTTGCATCATAGTTGGCCTTACCTTCCTTGTACCGGTTCAGGCGGTCCTGGGCAGCCTTGAGCTCTGCCTCACCGATCACCTTGCCGGGCGTTGTGGCTTCCGGCCTCGCATCCGCCAAGGATACGGATTCCATTTCATTTGCCATACTGATCTCCTTAATACTTGTATCTGTCTGCCCAGAGGTTGAGAGGATCTTCCGCCGGCGGGATCTCTTTCTCCGGCATCTTCGGGTTCAGCGGGTGCTCCATGAAGAGATATCGCGCCTCATCGTAGATATGGTCCTCTAATGTTGTGTCTATATCTTCAACCTTCTTCTCATCGTAAATGAGAGCAGGTATCGTTCTTATAAAGTGTTTGCATGACCGGAAGCAGTAGAACATTGGGATACCCATCTTATCGAATGCCAGCCTATAGTGGAACTGCATCTTGCCGGCGAGCCTCGCATGATCTCCCTTTGAGAAGTAGATGCCTTCTTGCTCCATCATCTCAGCGATTGATTCTCCATGAGACTTATCCCATATTGCCGGGTCCGCTATGCCAATGACCTGTCGGCCTTTAAGATTCGGGTCCGTGCTTTCGATCTCTCTGATTGTGCGTGCTATCTCCTGTGGAGTCAGCATCAATCCCACGTTAGGCTCTCCGGTGCATCCGTAATATTCCCGGAACCGGTAGATCTTCCCTGCATGATCGACCGCGTACCAGCCGCAGGCAAATGGTTTCGCATAGCCAAAGTCAAACGACCGGTATACTTTCCATGACGCGTCAATCGGGAAGTCATCGATCACATGTGTCCATCTCCGGTCCTCATAATGTGCAGGATCATCCCGCCATTCCTGAAACACCTGACCTATGAATGAATTCCAATCTCCGTACAGCCATGCCTTACGCCTTGCTTCCGGCAGGTTTTCCAGCTCATCCAGGTACTCCGGATGCGCATCCAGCAGAGCTTTATTGTCATATACGAGGCTCTGGATGAACGAATACTGCTCCGGTTTCTCTTTGCCGACATACTGCCTGTCTACAAACAGCCGTTTGATATACGCGTGCCCCTTGCCGCCTGGGTTACAGGTGTAATAGGTGCGTAGAGGAAAGCCGGCATTGGTAGAACGCACGCAGGCGTTCAGGTCATGGATCTGCTGCTCGCTGAGCTGCGTTGCCTCATCCAGAAAGAGAACGTCTACTTCAGTGCCCTGGTATCTGTCTGTATCGCTGTCTCTCTCACAGTATGCAAAGCGTATGGTGGATCCATTCGGGAAGTACATGATCTTCTTGCCTTCGTTGTACTTGTATGGTGATCCCGGCATGTTGGGCCGCAGCTGCTTCCGGAACTGTGATATGTGGTTTGCTTCCAGCTCCGGAAAGGATTTACGGACGATCATGATGCTGATTCCCGGATACTTTGATGCAAGCAGTATTGCCTTTGCCCTGATAGCCCAGCTCTTTCCGCCGCCTCTTGCGCCGCCGAAGGCCACGTGTCTATGATGGTCCTTGAGAAACCGATCCTGCTTCTGATTCGGCTTTCCCAGGTTAATCTCCATACTCATCTGCTCCTTCGATCTTAATGACGATGTCATCATGATCATTGTTGCCCTGATCCGGATGCTGCCCCAGAACTTCAAGCAGGAATTCCAGATGCGGCAGGCTGCCTCGCTGCGCATTTCTCTCTAAAGATGCGATCATCGCGTCCTGCTTTTCGGGAGTCAGGCTTCCCTGCAGCGCTTCTTTGAATGTCTTCAGCTGCCGGCGCTTCTTGCCGGAATTAATGCCGCCCTTCCTGCCCTTTGTTTCCGCTTCCTTTCCACTTCTGATACGTGTTGCCGGTGATGGATTCGGATTTGCCATCAGCGATCACCGTCCTCTACGATCGCCCTGGCTATTGACTCTTCCAGCCATCGCAGGCCGTACTGATCTATGATCGTGTCGAACTCTTCTACGTCATGCGGCTTCAGGTAGAGTTGCCCGGATGGCTTGATGCCCACATGCAGCAGCTCATGGTACATCAGCTTCTCCAATGCGTCTTCCGGCAGCAGGCGGCTGTTCGGCTCATAGAACAGGATGATGAAGTCATACGGTATGAATGCCTGGCAAAATGCCGGCACCTTCTTGCACTCTCCGAAGACCAGCTGATCTATGCCGCGTTTCTTCTGGGCATCAGAATAAGCGTACCCGACATGGGTGCGCGTCTCCCGGATCCAGTGCAGATCCTCATGCTCGCGGATCATCCTTCTTCCGAGCAGCCTCAGTTCTTTTGACTTCTCACATATTTCAGCCATAGTTTTATTCTCTCATTTTCCATCTAAGTTTTGCGCCCTTAGCCATGCCTGGTAGTAAGGGCAGCTCTCATACATCTCATCACAGAACAGTTCTTTCAGGTCCATGACCTCTTGATAGTTCTTGCAGCGTATAATTGTGGACGCACGGAAGCCGAAGTTCTCACACAGGAATGTGCATTGAACTCCGGCTATGTTACCGTTTGATGTTCGCACCACGCTCTCATACAGAGGGCATTTTGCATTAATGTCTAATGATGTCCGGTATCCCATTATTCTTTATACGGTTCTGGCAGTGGCATCCATGCCTTGACCTCATTGAAGATATGTGCTATGCATTCATCATATATCCAAATAAATCCCGTCTCTCCATCATCAGTGTAGTATTCGCTTAAATATCCTACGTAAATTGAGTTATCCTTATCGCAAATCAGAATGTTTTGCTCTGGATCTGGTAACCGCTCTGATATTGGTATCCACCGCTGAGTTATATCTATAGTTGGGGTTTTGCTCTCGTTTTTTAAATCGCCCTCTATTCCCTTTAATACGACATAAGCCAACGCTTCTCCAATAAAGCTTTCACAGCGCGGGCTTTCATTAAAAGTTTTGTTAATACGCTCGATGTAAGCGTCAGCGTCAATTGGCCTCATCCGTTTTCCTTTCTCCGTAACTGCAAAAATCGTCGGGTCTTCTCGACGGTTCGGTTGGCTCTCTGGCGCAAATCTTGAACTCTTTACCGTTCCACGAATAATTTTTTTTATACCACTTGCAGTCCTTACACCGCACCACTTCCACAGCATCTGCGGATGGCAGTGCCTTGATTGCTGTCACATCCATCTCCCACTGAAGCAATGCCGCAAATTCTTCGGGCGAATCCGTCCAAACTTCAGGTGCTTCACCAAGCGCATACAGT